AGAGCGCCTGGCTAAAGAGCTGCGCAGCCGTGGCTACTACACCCAAAATGGTTTTTCTCGCCGCAACGACATTAGCGTTGGCGATATTACCTATGAGGGCGTGGTATTCAAGTATGACCCAACGATGGACGACATTGGTACAACCCTTGGTGGCACTACCAGTTACGCCAAGCGTTGCTACTTGATCGACACAAGCAAGCTCAACTTCATGTATATGGAAGGCGAGAAGATGAAGCGTCACTCACCAGCTCGTCCAGCTGACCAGTATGTGATGTATCGCTCAATCACTACGACTGCTGTGTTAGGCGCAAGCCAGCTCAACTGTCATGGTGTGTATCAGTTCTCTTAATTGAGGGCGCGAAAAGGGGTGGTGAAAGCCACTCCTTTTCATTATTTTGAGGAGATGGTATGCAAGTATGTGAATGCCTAGTTTTGATCGGTGGCGACATCGGCAACAGCGTAACAAAACAGGAAGTAACGGCAGCTGAAATTGCTGTGCTGCGCGCAATTCATGGCAATGACGCAGTAAGGTCCATTGTCATCAAGGATCAGATCAAGGTCGATCACGACAAAGAGCGTGAGCGTCTTGCTTTGATTTACAAAGACGAAATCGTGATGGGTCTTTTTGGAAAATTTGGCGACTTACCGGTAACATTGGAAGCCGCTCGCGTTGAGTCCGACATGATTGTTGGTGACGAAACCAAAAAAAGTAAAACAAAAAAGGCAGCAGAAGCTGTCGAACCAACTGTGCAATCTAGCGGAGAATAATCATGGCAAGAGGCACGACGCTGGGCGAGCTAGTCGAAGATTTACGAGCCGAAGCCGGTCATGCTCTTGCTCCCTCGCTGGGCGCATCAACTCGCGAAACTTTAATCAAGGTTATTCAACGCCAGCAAAAGCGCTTGTGGGATGACTACGCTTGGCCATTTTTGCGAGTCGATATTAACGTACCCGTCCAGGCTGGTTTGCGTTACTACACGCTGCCTTCTAATCTGACCTATGAGCGCATTGAGCACATGTCATTTAAGTGGGGCAATCGCTGGCAAAAGCTGGGGTACGGCATTGGCATTGAGCACTACAACCAATACGATAGCGATTTAGATATTCGCAGTTACCCGGTTTATCGGTACAAAGAGTACGGCACAAATCAAATTGAAGTTTGGCCTATCCCTTCCCAAGACGGCAGCTTAACAACGCAAGACGGGATTTTGCAATATACCGGCATTCGTAATCTCAATCCCCTGGTGGCGCAAGCCGATAGGGCTGAGTTAGACGATCAACTGATTGTGCTTTTTGCAGCTGCTGAAGTATTGGCCAGGCAAAAGGCTGGTGATGCGTCAAGCAAGCTGGCCCAAGCGCAAGCGCATTACCAGCGCCTCAAAGCGCGCAACTCCAAGTCCGATCCTTTTGTGATGAGCCAGGACGAGCCATTGGCTTACACGCCAAAAGGTCCTCCAATGGTTGCAATTCAAAGGCCGTGACATGGCGTATTTTGTAATTGAAGATTTCAAAGCTGGACTAGACACTCGCCGCATGGCGGTGTCTAGCGTTCCTGGGTCCCTTCTCACTCTCATTAACGCGCACATTACTCGCGGCGGTGAGATTGAAAAGCGTCCCGCATTTGTACCCATATCAGCGCTACCAGGCAGCACGTTTGGCCTGGCTTCTGTTGGCACGAACATGTATATCTTTGGGTCCATTGCCGCGCCCGTCATTTCATCTGACGCGCCAGCAAATTTGACTTACCAGCGCTTGCAGCATCCGAGCAGCCTGGCCATGACCGGTGTTTTGCATGTGGCTGGATTTAACGGACTGCCCTACGTCATTGCTCAATACGATGACGGCTCTATTTTTCACTTTTACAACGGCACTCGCGTTGCAGCTTTTAACGATGGCAGAGCAAGAACCAGCTTTACAGTAACCGGCGGAACAACAGTCGGTGTAGCGGCTACGGCCAGCTTTACTGTGACCGGCGGTATTAACTCTGCTTCGGACACCATTACGCAAATTCGTTTAGACACTATCCCATTGCTATCTACTGAGGTCCAGCACAACGGCAGCAATACAGCAACGGCAGCGGCCATTGCAACTGCGATCAATAGCTTTACTGGCAACCCCGATTTCACAGCGACATCATCGGGCGCGGTCGTAACGATCACTTCAGTCACCAAAGGGTCAATCTACAACGGCGCTGTTTTAAGTGTTTCAACAACTGGCAGCTTTACTGTCGGCTCTTTAAATGACTTGGCTGGTGGCATTGATAACGCCCTGGCTTTAATTACTGTTGGCGGTGTGCGCGTAACAGGCGATCCGATCTTGCATACAGGCAACAACGCCACAACGGCAGCGGCGATTGCAGCTGCGATCAATGACTACCCCAGCAGCCCGGATTATTTTGCAACTGCCGTGGGGACCAAGGTTAATGTGGTTGCGGTGGACGGCGGCACAGCCGCTAACGGACGCGCCCTGGCTATTGTCAATACAGGCAACTTCACAACTAACGTGACATCAGGCTCTTTGGCCGGAGGCGCGGCGGTTGCCAGTACCTTTACGCCAGGCGAATACGCCAAGCCAGCAAAGTCAAAAATGTATTCGACATCCGCTGCAACTTTGTTTTTCTCCAAGATTGACGATCCGTCGAACTTGACTGATACAACGAATGGCGCTGGATTTATTAACTTATCCAATAACGCCCTGGGATCAGAAAAGCTCAGCGCATTGGCTAACTACCAAAACAACCTGGCCATCTTCTCTGAGCGGACTGTGCAGATTTGGTTTATTGATGTGGACGCTGGCCAAAACCAGCAGCTCCAGGTGCTTAACAATACCGGCGCAATTGGCCCGGAATCTGTAATCGAATTTGGTGACAGCGATGTTTTCTATCTCTCCGAATCAGGCATTCGCAGCTTGCGCGCCCGTGACGCATCAAACGCCGCGTTTACCAGCGATGTGGGCAACTCTATTGACCCATTGCTGATTGAAGAGCTAAAGACCAATCGCCTGGCGGCGAAGGCATCGGTGGGCATTTTGGAGCCTCGCGATGGCCGCTACATGCTGGCTATTGGACCTAAGATTTATGTCTTCAGCTACTTCCCAGCCTCTAAGGTCAGCGCCTGGTCCGTGTACGAGCCAGGCTTTTCCGTGACGGCCTGGGCCATTGTTGGCCGAAAGCTGTATTGCCGAGCTGGCGACATCCTTTACTTGTTCGGTGGCGACGATGGGGACACTTATGACAACTCTGAAGTAGTGGTCCAGCTGCCTTATTTGGATGCGCGTAGCCCAGCTACTTTCAAGCAGTTCACCGGCATGGATATGGCATGTGAGGGGCAATGGCTGGTGCAGACATGTACCGACCCCAATGACCTAACAAAGCGCCAGGACGTTGCTACTGTTTATCAAACAACCTACTCCCTGGGACATGTCACTTTGCAAGAGTATTCGACCATGCTGGCCTTTCGCCTGGTCAATGACCAAGATGGCCCCGCCAGGATTGGCAATATGGTCTTGCACTATGACAGCGGGGATGTCGGGTGATTGTGTTTAAAGCCAGCTTGCCTATGGTTTGGGATGTGGCCTACCGCATGCGGGAGAAGGATTACGACGAAATAAGTGCGACCAGTTTTGCAAAAGACAGAAAAGAATTAGCCGACGGGTTGTCCGTGGCTTGCTGCAAAACTCCGGCAATGTATGTGTGCTCAGAAGAGCGGCCAATCGTTGTGATGGGCTGGAGCATGCCCAGGCCAAATATTGCTCAAATAGGGATGTTCGCAACCGACGAATACATTAAAATAGCATCAGGTGTGAATCGTTTTGTGGTCCGGGAGATGTTTCAAGACATCAACCGGTACAACATTCACCGATTGGAATGTTTTAGCCTTGGCTCTCACGCCCAGGCGCATTCGTGGCTCGAGTGGTTAGGTCTTAAAAAAGAGGCTGACCTTGAGGGTTACGGACGCAACGGCGAAAAATTTGTGTCCTTCGCCTGGACACGGAAACCTGGCGCAACCGATATTCGGTGGCGCTCCAAAGGTAATCTGTGTTGAGGTGAAAAATGTGCGCACCAGCCGTTACGAAATTACTAGATGAAGTTGTAGAGGCTCCAGGAAAATTAACAGATTTTCTTGGAATAACTAGCTCAGGTGGTGGCTCAAGCCCCGCACCAGCTGCGGCCCCCGAGGTCGATCCAGCTGAAGTAGAGCGCCAGCGTCTTGCAAGAGAAACTGCGGACCGCGAAGCTTCTGAGCGAGCTGCTGAAGAGCGCCGCCAACAAGCCGAGGCCGAGCGTGTCAGAGTAGCTGCTGAGCAGCGAGCTGGACGTATTGGCGCTGGCAAGAAATCTATTGCCGACGCATTTAGCCCATACGATCAAGACTCGTTTTACAACAACGCGGCTACCGGTTACAACGATTTCCAATCGCAAGACATCAATACGCAATACCAGCAGCAGCTTGGTAATTTAATTTCTAGCCTGGCCCGTACTGGTGGATTAAACACAGCATCTCGTACTCGCGGCGTAGATGCGTTGCGTGGCCAATACGAAGATGCAATGGGCCGTGTGCCT